ATCTGGAAACATATTCATTCAGGAGAACATGATGAGCAAACTAGAAATCGGCGAGTTAGATGTATTCTATCTAAGTTACGATGAGCCTAATAAAGAAGAACATTGGGCAGATATTATAAGTAAATTTCCATTTGCAAAGCGAGTAGACGGCGTAAAAGGATTCGACAATGCACATAAAGAATGTGCAAGACAAAGTGATACAGAAAGATTTATTACTATTGATGGTGATAATATCGTAGATGAAAAATTCTTTGATATGGAATTAACATTTCCAGAAGATACTGATTTGGCAAACTCTGTTATCTCATGGTCAGCGAAGAACGTTGTTAACGGTCTAGTATACGGCAATGGTGGTATCAAATGCTGGCCAGTACAGCTTGTATTAGATATGAAAACCCATGAAAATGCAGTAGATGAAACAAAGAAAGTAGATTTTTGTTGGGACTTAAATTATATTCAGATGAATAACATTTATTCTACAGTACATAATGCAGGGTCTCCATTTCAAGCCTTTCGTGCAGGTTACCGTGAAGGTTCTAAAATGTCACTTGATGAGGGAAAGAAAGTACCAGTAGAAGACTTTAAGAAGCGTATCTGGCCTAAGAACTATGAACGTCTAATTACATGGATGAATATTGGTGCAAATGTAGAGAACGGACTATGGGCATGTTATGGTGCAAGACTAGGATGTTACGATACAAATCTTAACCCTGATTTTGTTTTAGAAAATATTTCTAGTTATGATTGGTTTAAAGAGTACTTTGATAATACTGTATTCCCTAAGTTTGAAGGCGGAGATATGAAATGCGAAAAGACAAAATTAGAATGGGACTATGAAAAATTATTTGATGAATGCTTAGTAATAGGTGATATTCTAGTAGATAAAATTGGTATGGAACTTTGTGATCCAACACCAGAAGTAGCCTCATTTTTCAAACGAGTATATACTAATCCACCAAGAGTAATGAATCCATTAGCAACAGAAAAACAAACTGGCTGGGACAAATAATATATAATGTCAAATTATGATGATGATGCACAGATAACGAAAGAAAAATTAAATTCTCTTTCACCGTCTATGTGTATGGCTAAGTGGTTGCAAGTTAGTTTGCATCTGCCCCAAGGTCGCACACACAGTTGCTATCATCCACCTACACACCCTATTCCGTTAGAAGAACTTAAGAAAGATGTTAATGCATTACACAACACTACATTCAAATTAGAAGAAAGAAAGCAAATGAAATGCGGCACCCGTCCTGAAGGTTGTCAGTATTGCTGGAATGTAGAAGATGCTCCTGACGCCCCACAAGGCGGAAGACTTAGTGACAGACATTATCGTTCAAGTGAGTGGTGGGTTAAAGATGCATGGGACGAAGTCGTAAACAATGACTTTGACCACAACATTACTCCTAGATATGTTGAGGTGAACTTTAATCAGGCTTGTAATTTCAAGTGTAGTTATTGTTCGCCTCATCTAAGTACAGCATGGGAAGATGATATCAAAGAACATGGCGGCTTTCGTTTTTCAAATGGAACTGGTCATAATGATATCGATTACCTGCGTAAAACAGGTCTCATGCCATTAGAAGTAGCACGTAAGGACAATCCTTATATTGAAGCATTTTGGGAATGGTTTCCGCAGATATACAGAGATTTGAAAGTATTTCGTATGACAGGCGGAGAGCCTCTTATGGATAATAATACATTCAAAGTATTTGACTATGTTAATGAAAACCCTAATCCTTTTCTTGACCTAAGTATTACATCGAATATGTGTCCACCAAGTCCTAAGTTGATGGATAAGTTTATTGAAAAAATACAAGCATTAGAAAAAATTCGTGTATGGGAAGACCCAGAACGTTTTAATCCTGATAGTGGCAATCACTGGTATGTTGCACCAGCATGTAAACACTTTAGTTTATATGTGAGCGTAGATGGTGTAGGACCTCAAGCAGAATATATGCGTGACGGATTAGACTTTGATACACTATATCAAAATTGTCGTAGAGTCTTAAGTGAAACAGATGGAACAGAAATTTCATTCATCAATACATTTCAATTATTGAGCATCCCAAATTTACGTGGGTTTTTGCAAATGATATTAGATTTACGTGAAGAATTTGGATATGAGAACCAAGAAGATAAAATTATTCAACCACCAGACCATGATGGGTTTAAGCACCCAGAGTTTGTACGTAAAAAACGCCAGCGTGTATGGTTTGACATTCCCTATCTGCGTTATCCTGATTGGATGACTATTCAATTAGCAGACCAAGAAATGCTGGATGTAATTCAATCTAACATTGACTTTATGAAAGAAAATGTACTACCGAATGATTTATATGGTCGCAAGTATACAGGCTTTAAGAACTATGAAGTATTAAAACTTGAACGAGATTTAGCATGGGCCAAAGAAGGACTAAATATGAGTGATGATGAATTAAGTAATAACTTAATTCGTTTTTATGAATACTTTACAGAGTATGACAGACGTAGAGGATTAAACTTTTTAGAAACCTTTCCAGAAATGACAGCGTTTTGGAATGAAGCAAAAGAAGAAGCCGAGGAAAAATATGGGTCGTAAACATTGGGAGGGAGAAACCCTTCATCAATACAAAGAGCGTATGATTGATAGCAAGAGCGAAAGCTACTGTGCTTCTAAATGGTATAACGCTACTATCTGGTTAGGACATGGGCAGACTGCAAGTTGTCATCACCCACCAGGGCATTGGATCCCACTTGAAGAAATTAAAGATAATCCTTCAGCAATTCATAATACAAAGCATAAGAAACTTATGCGTAAACATATGCAAGAAGGCAAAAGACCTGCTGAATGTGAATACTGTTGGAAAGTTGAAGACATGGGCAAGGATCATATATCTGACCGTGTATTCAAAACTGAAATCTTTAAAGACGAAGATATTGACAAGAGTATGGAAATGCCATGGGATGATAACGTAAACTTGCGTACACTTGAAATCTCATTTGATAGAGCGTGTAATCTAAAATGTTCATATTGTAATCCTGCTTTCAGTACCGCATGGGTTAAAGATATCAATACATATGGTGGATATCAAAATATACAATCTGATGGCAGAGGACACTTTGTTGATACTGCACCTTGGGCGGCTCCCAAGACAAAGAAAGAAGAAGACAACCCATACATACAAGCATTTCATAAATGGTGGGAGAGTGACTTAGCAGATTGTTTAGAAGAAATTCGTATCACTGGTGGTGAACCCATCATGCATAGAGGTACATGGAAATTGTTTGATTGGTTTGAACAGAATCCAGATAGAGGACGTAATATGCGTTTTGCTATCAACTCTAACTTGTCTCCGGAGAAACCAAAAGTATTAGACAGATTAATTGAAAAGTCTTGGCATGTCCCCAACTTTGAGATATACACTTCAATGGAAGCAACCAAAGACCAAGCAGAATATATACGTGATGGATTAGATTATGACTTATGGAAGAATAATATACATCGTGTATTAAAAGAATCAAACGTAGCAAAACTACATATGATGATGACTATTAATTCACTGTGTCTTGTTACTATCACAAATTTTATGGATGAAATGTTAGACCTACGTGAAGAATATGGACAACGTGCTCCTACTATGACGCTAAACATTTTGCGTTTCCCTTCTTTTCAAAGTGCGGCAATACTTCCTGAGGATGTAAAGACATTTTATAAAGACAAACTAGAAGCATGGTTCAACACAGAAAGACCACAAGAAAAATTATCAGAAGGTGAAAAAGCAAGTATACAAAGATTGATTGACTATCTTGATATTGTTAAAACACCACATAAGAATACAGCAGAAACTCCGAAGCTATATAATGATTTTAAAGCATTCTTTTCTCAGTTTGATGTGCGAAGAGGACATAATTTCAGGGAAACATTCAAAGGACCTATTGCAGATTGGTACGAAACTTTAGAAGCAGAAGCACCAAGCAGAGAACAGATTTTGAATAAAGAATTAGTATTTAAAAATAGCGACAGAGCAGGTGACCCAGCCACTACAAAAGACTATGAAGGAGGTGACGATGCTCACGAAAAAGTTGGTGGTTGGGACACTGAA